TGCGTAAAATCAACGACTTTAATTGGTTAAGACAACAGTTTGATAACTTCAAAAACAGTTAAAAGTTTATTTTGATTTGTTTTATTTTTTAGTGTATTACTTAATCCTTGATGTAATGGCTTTGGCCATTTACCAAAACTTACCCAAGAATATCCATCATGTTCTTTATTTAAATTTGGAATAAACTCTTCATTTACTACACACAAGTATGTATGAAAATGAAAATGTTCATCTTTACTAATAAAAGTTTCAAGAGGAATAGTTTTTTTAATATCTGGTACAAACCCTATTTCTTCTTCGATTTCTCTAAGCAATCCCGTCCAAGGAGTTTCTTCTTTTTCGTTGGTGCCTCCAACTAATCCCCAAACATTGTGGTGCTTACTACTAGTTCTGTGTAAAAATAAAAACCTATTTGTATTTAAAGTATAAAATAATGTACCGCTGCAAACTATCTTTTTCATACAAATAGTTATCCGCCTAACTGAACATTCCAGTTCCCATGTGAATATTCGCCTTCGTAGGCTTGTATCCACTCTATACCAGTCCATGAATATATTATATTCGTTGTAAGATTTTGTGTGTTAGTTACTGCACTGGTTTCGCTTGCATCAAATATAATATTCCATTTTGCACCATCCCATTCAATAATATCATTTTCACTTGCTACAAAATCGTTACCGTCGTTGTTTTTCCATGCATCAGGACCGTCATATACAAAGTTGTAAGGCGTTTCTCCTACATCCTGTCCTACATTTTCACTAGGATTAATATCTCCTAATATTAAAACTCTAAAGCCACTTACTTTGTCGTTAGACGGATTGTAGTTTGAAGGATCTACTATTTTATCAATACTTGTTAAACTATTTGTATCTCTTGCAGGACCTGCAATAATATCGCCTGTAGGTAAAGTGTCTGTGTCCCAGTTTACTGTTATTTTTGTTTCATCTAAAGCATTTAATGTAAATGTTCCTACAATTAAACTATCAGTATTATTTTTCCTTAAAGTTATTCGAGAAACATCAGCTACATATTGGCCTGGATAAGACTCGATAATTTCTCTCCAGTTTACTACTCCAACATCTCTACCATCAATAAGTTGTACTGTATTCCCTAGTACATAAACTCCATAATCTCTAAATGTTGTAGATGTTGTTACTCTGTTGTTTGTCACATCGTCTATCCTTGTAGTAGTATTTAGATCTTTGTCGGTAACCTTTTCTATTGGATGAGGAGTTTCGCTATAAGCGTTTAGTTCAGGCATGCTTTGTCCTAAGTCAATACTTCCTGTAGCTTCATTAAAAATATTAGCAATAATATTTGTCACAACACCTAGCTTTTTAACTTTAACAGGTAGGCTAATAAATATCGGAGTGCTAAATTCTAGTGTAGCAACATCTATTTCACTATCAATGCCAACAGGTATTGTTCTATTTGAAAAACTTACTCTATCCAAGTTTACTACACTGAGACTTGTCCAGTCGATGTAGTTATCGGTTGTTTGTATTTCTAAACTAGGATTAAACAACATTAATATTTGCTCTAATATCTGTAGTTTTTGATCAGTATTACTGGACCAAATATCACAAGAAACTCCTAATGTATACGGACTTGGCATCGCACGTTCTATAGTATAGTTTTTGCCTTGAGTATTTAAATATTCGTTATTACTGCTGTCGTATGCACGTTCTCTAATGTTCATCTTACTTACAAAAGTAGCGTCACTAGAACGTGTCCTGTCCATCTCTAAACTTGTAACATAAACAGAAATACGTGGCACACTTGGCATTTTGTTTTCACTGTTGTCTCTAATAATATTTGCAACTTGTCTAGTTAAGTCTCCGTACATTACAGGTATAGAAGAAATAGTACCATCATTTGTTTTATATGTAAACCCACTCATTAATCTTACAATTTGTGTTATGTAACGTCTTATTTGTCCATCATAAAAATGTTGCATTAGTTATCTGCCTTTGGTTTTAGAGCTTTACTTAGTGATTGTCTTTCTTTTACAACATCGCCTGCAATATTGCTTTCTTTTGTATTGTTAACAAAACCAGTTCTTTGTGTATTTCTTGTATCTGAATTTGACAATGTATGTCTAACTGCATCTTCCATTTTAACCCATCTACTTCCATCGTATCTAAATAATCTATTTGGCAAAAAGTCTGTTCTTAAAAAATAGTCTCCAATGTGAGTATCTGTTGGAAAAGATATGCCACTACCAAATGCTTCTCCGTTAGGAGGTATACCGTCACCTAGCAAGTAACCTGTATATCCAGTTCTTTCTGGTGCTTTGTTTATTCTATCTGCTTCCATAGTAGTTGATGCATCTAAGTCTGTTACATCTACTGTTTGTAGCTCTGGACGCCCTTGGTCGTCAACTTGTAATGTGTATAAATGTTTTGTATTTGCTCCACTATTTGGAGCGTCAGCCTCGGCTTGAGCAACAACTGCATTATTGATTTGCATTTCAGTTTCAAAGGTGCTTAACAAATCTTTTAAAGTGTTACCCTCTTCATCTCCAGCTGGTAAATCTAAAATATCTTTAAACTCTTGACTGTCTACCATTTGTTTGCATTTTAATCTATACAAATGAGGATACCAAGTTTGGCTAAAGCCTTCTGCTGCTCTGTTTACATCTTCAACAACATAAAATCTTTTCAATGCTACACTGAAATCATTAAGTGCATATTCGTCTGCTAAGTGTGGCAACTCAATAACATCGCCGCTCATTATTTTTCTACCTAGTGTTTTTACACTTGCATTTTGATGTATAGTTATAAACAATGTATCATTACTTAAAAATAATCCAAACTGACTAAGATTAAAATCAGTATCTGATACATTATAGATACCTCTCATTGTGTAAATATCTTTATCGTATTTTCTATCACGATTTTCTAAAAACAACATGTCTTGAATATTTGTTTCTTTGATATTATCATATCGAGGTTGATCAGCTGTGGCATCATCCTCACTAGGATTTTCTGTACCGAGGTATTTGTGTACAAAAAGATCTGTTCCGCCAACACTAAACTGTTCATAGATAACCTTATCTAAAAACTCGTAATCGGCTGTTTTGTTTGGTCTATATAAACTAAGTCTTGGCATATGTATATTTAGCATAAATACAAATGGAGATAAAAAATGGCAGATAATAACTTAGTTACCCAAAAACAAGAAGTATTTGATTATGTACACGCATTTTTAGGCGGAGGCATGGTTGATGTCGAACTTGATCCAATACATTATGAAACTGGATTAACTAAAGCATTAACTAGATTTAGAATGCGTAGTGATCATAGTGTTGAAGAAAGTTATGTTAGCTTAATACTAGTTGAAGATACCAATGAATACACATTACCAAACGAAGTTGTAGAAGTAAATCAGATATTTCGTAGAAGCGTTGGTTCACGTAGTGGCGGCGGTGACGGAGGCACATTATATGAACCATTTAACTTAGCTTATACAAATACATATCTACTAGCAGGTTCAGGCATGGGCGGTCTTGCTACATATGAACTTTTTGCCCAACAGCAAGAACTAGTTGGTAGAATGTTTGGTAGTTTTATAGAATTTACATGGAACTCAACTACAAAAAAACTTACTATTTTACAACGTCCACGTGGTGGTGAAGAAGTGCTATTAGAATGCTATAACTACAGACCCGACAGTGAATTGTTAAAAGATTACATTGCAAAGCAGTGGATAAAAGATTACACTCTTGCTGCCTGCAAATATATGTTAGGAGAGGCACGTGAAAAGTTCGCTACTATCGCAGGTCCTCAAGGCGGTACTAGCCTTAATGGAGCGAGTCTTAAAGCAGAAGCCCAGTCTGAAATGGAAAAACTAGAAGCAGAAGTTGCACTAGCAGTTCCAGGTGGCACAGGATATGCATTTACAATAGGTTGACAAATATATGCAATCAATGTAATATAACTTATGCGAAAAAAGTTATTAGTTGTTGGACATGGCAGACACGGTAAAGATACCCTCTGCGAAATATTAAGAGATAAACACGGATATAGTTTTGAAAGTAGTAGTGCATTTTGCTCTAAACTTTTTATCTATGATATGTTGAAAAAGAAATATAACTACACTTCAGAAGAAGAATGTTATAACGACAGGCACAATCATAGAGCAGAATGGTATAATGCTATTTGTGATTATAACTATCCTGATGCTGCAAAACTAGGTAGAGAAATTTTCAAAGCACACGATATCTATTGCGGCTTGCGAAATAAACGTGAATTTTTTGCAATGAAAAATACAGGTGTATTTGACTATGCTATTTGGGTAGATCGTAGTGATTATTTGCCGCCTGAATCAAAAGACTCTATGAGTATAGAACCTTGGATGGCTGATTATTATATAGATAATAATGGAACATTAGCAGACTTAGAATTTTGGACAAATGATTTAATATTTTTTCTACATAATAGACGTATATAACCGCTAAAAACCGGTGGTTTTTATCAATACCTGCTAAATATTAATATAATTATAATCCTAAGGAGAAAAATATGGCAGGATTAACATCACCAGGTGTTCAGGTTTCGGTTATTGACGAGAGTTTTTACACTCCAGCTGAACCAGGCACAACACCGCTTATCTTTGTAGCTACAAAGGAAAACAAAACAAATCCAGGCGGTACGGGTATAGCGCCTGGTACAACAAAAGCCAATGCAGGTAAAGTTTATGTGATGAGTTCACAAAGAGAGCTTGCAGAAACTTTTGGTGATCCACTATTTTATACAGATGCTAATAACAACTCTATTAATGGGGGCGAACAAAACGAATATGGTTTACAAGCAGCATATAGTTATTTAGGTGTTGCAAATAGAGCATATGTAGTTAGAGCAGATATTGATTTAAATGCTATTACTGCAAGTTCAACACCTACAGCAGGAAAACCACTCGATGGTGCTTATTGGTTTGATACTAATGATTCAAACTATGGTATTTTTGAATGGAACGGCGAAGCTGCATCTACAACAGGTGGACAATCATTTACTAATAAAGAACCTATTGTAATAACAGACACAACAAAAGTTGTTGATTATGCAGGCGAAGATTACACTCCAAAGGGTTCTGTTGGTATTAATGGAGATTACGCCCTAGTTGCAGTAACAACAACTAATACATTATGGTATAAAAACTCATCAGGTACTTGGGTAAATGTTGGTTCACCAGATTGGGTAGCAAGTCATCCGTTTTTAAAAGGTACTGTTAACAATCCAACTGTTACTTCAGGAAAAGTTATCACTGTAGATTTAGGCGGAGATAGCACAGGCGACCAAGTAGATATCACAATGAGTGGTACTACATTAACAACAGTAGTAAACGATATTAATGCCTCTGGTATTTCTGGATTAACAGCCGAGGCAGTTAGTGGATTCCTACACATATTTTATACAGGTGCTGCTTCAGGTACTGTTGCTATTTACGGCGATGATGCAACATTAAATGCATTAGGATTACCTGCAGACGGTACAGAACGTGCTGTTCCTCAACTTGCTATAGCAAAGCATACATCTGTTCCAGAATGGAAATCATCAGATACAACGCCACGCCCAACAGGTAGTGTATGGTTTAAAACAAGCACACCAAACAATGGTGCAAACATTCTTGTTAAAACTTACAATGCAACATCAGATGAGTGGTCAGAAGTAGATGCACCAATCTACAATACAAATGCTGATGCAATTTATGGATTAGATAGCACCGGAGGCGGATTAAACATTGCAGTTGGTACTGTTTATACAATGCCAAATACATCTGAAGCAACAGATAAACTAGCAAACTTTAAGTTGTACAGACGTGCAAATGCAGGTGCAACTACAGTTACTAGTTCTGTTGTAGGTACAGGTAAATTTGGTGCTGCTACTTATACGTTTACTTTACAAGAAACCCGTGTAAACAGCGCAGCGTTTACTAATGCAACTGTTTCATGGACAGCAACAGGAAATGCATCTGATGCAGAAGCAATGGCAAGTGCTATTAACGCAACTGGATTAACAAATGTACGTGCAAGCGTTTCAAGTGATAATCGTGTTGTAGTAAGTCATAATACAGGAGGAGATATTCGTATTACAGATACTGACGGATCTTTTGGCACTATCTTTACTCCTTACGTGGCTACTAATACAGCAAGCACAAAAAATCTTTATTATAAGCCAGGCACAGACTCAAGTAGTACTCCATTAGAATATATGGCAAGTAACTGGGATGTATTATCATATACAGCAAAAGATGGCGAGCCAACAACTACCCCAGCACAAGGCGCTCTATGGTATAGCAGTGTTGTTGATGAAGTAGACATCATGGTACATAATGGTACAACATGGGTTGGTTTGAAAAATGAATACACTGACGCAGATCCAGCAGGTCCTATTGTAAGTGCAAGTGAACCAACTGAGCAGTCAGATAAATCAGGACTTGTTGATGGAGATGTTTGGGTAAGCACAGCAGATTTAGAAAACTATCCAGCTGTTTACAGATACAACGGTACTAGTAGCAAATGGGTATTGCTAGATAAAACAGATCAAACAACCGAAAATGGTGTACTATTTGCAGATGCACGTTACAACACAGCAGGTGCAAACAGTGAAGACGCAGGTGATATTGCAGATCTACTATCAAGCAACTACTTAGATCCAGATGCTCCAGATCCAGCACTATATCCAAAAGGTATGCTGCTATGGAACACACGTAGAAGTGGATTTAATGTTAAACGTTATGAGCGTAACTACATTGATGTTGATGATACTAATGCTCGTGCCAGCGATGAATCAATGGCAGGATACTTTGCAAACCGTTGGGTTACAGAAAGTGCAAACAACCTAGATGGTTCAGGTAGCTTTGGACGTAATGCACAACGTAAAGTTGTTGTACAAGGACTACAGGCAGCAGTTAATAACAATGACGACATCCGTGATGACGAAAGAAATGTGTTTAACTTGATTGCAACACCTGGTTATCCAGAACTAATCGGTGAAATGATCACATTAAATACTGATAGAGGATTGACAGCATTTGTTGTAGGCGATTCGCCAATGAGACTAAAAAGTGATACAACATCACTAAGCGAGTGGGCAACAAACAAAAATCTTTCAGCAGAAGATGATAAAAATGGTCTAGTAACAAGTGATGAATATTTGGGTGTTTACTATCCAAGTGGATTCACAAGTGACAACGCAGGCAACAACATTGTTGTTCCAGCATCGCACATTGCACTACGCACTATTGCTCTAAATGACCAAGTTGCTTATCCATGGTTTGCACCAGCAGGTACTAGACGTGGTGGCGTAACTAACGCAACTGCAACTGGTTATATCAACAACGAAGGTGAGTTTGTAAGTATTGCATTAAATGAAGGACAAAGAAACATCCTTTATGAAAACAATGTTAACCCTATTACTTTCTTAAACGGCGCAGGTTTAGTAGTTTATGGACAAAAAACTCGTGCAAGAAATGCAAGTGCATTAGACCGTGTTAATGTTGCAAGACTAGTTGTTTACTTACGTTCGCAACTGAAAAAACTTGCTAAACCTTATATCTTTGAACCTAATGATAAGTTTACTAGAGATGAGATTAAAGCAGCAACAGAAAGTTTAATGCTAGAACTACAAAGTTTAAGAGCTATTCAAGACTTCTTAGTTGTTTGTGATACAACAAACAACACACCAGCAAGAATTGATAGAAACGAACTATATGTAGATATTGCTATCGAACCAACTAAGGCAGTAGAGTTTATTTACATTCCGCTTCGCCTTAAAAATACAGGAGAGATTGCAGGTTTATAATATCATTAAATAGGGGGTTTATAAAATAACCCCCTAATATGATAAATACTTGTGAATAGGAGTATAATATGTCAATAGGTTTAAATAAAATTACAGTACCTAACGCAGGAGCAAATAGTAACGAAGGCTTACTAATGCCAAAACTACAATATCGTTTCCGTGTTAGACTTATCAACTTTGGTACAGGTACACCGCCAAACTATGAGCTTACAAAGCAAGTTATTGACGTAACTAGACCAAACTTAACATTTGAAAACATGCCAATTGAAATTTACAACTCAAAGGTTAACTTAGCAGGTAAACACACATGGAATCCTGTCACACTTAACTTAAGAGACGATGTTTCAAATAATGTTCAAGCTGCTGTATCTGCACAGATACAAAAACAGTTTGACTTTGCAGAACAAGCAGCACCGGTATCAGGACAAGATTATAAGTTTAGAATGGACATTGATATTCTTGACGGCGGTAATGGTGCTATTGAAGAAAGAACACTAGATACTTGGGCACTTTTTGGTTGCTATGTAACTGAAGTAAACTATAATACTTTAGCATATGCAAACAATGATCCTGTATCAATCACTTTAAATATTCAATATGATAACGCAATCCAAAACCCAAATGATGTCACAATAGACGGACCGTTAACAAACAACGTTACCGGCGTCGGCGGCTAAGGTTTACAAAAACTATTGGCATAATAAAAAGCAAGGAGTTTTCCTTGCTTTTTTATTTTATACGCATTTAATATACAAGATAAATACTATATGGCTCAATATAACTTTGCAAACAATGTAACAGGAAGTACACTTAGAGATTATCAACATGCAGCTCGTGTGTTTGTTGATGGTAATATGCGTTTGTCTCCTAAGTTAAAACATCTTTATCATGTTGTATTAAATATAAATGAAAATATTATATTAACAACAAATGGTTTAGATAATGTTGCTAAAAGAGAAATGCATCTTTTAGTTAAACAATGTGATTTACCTGGTTATCAAATGCGCACCGAAACACTAAATCAATATAATAGAAAAAAAGTTATACAAACAGGTGTTCAATACGATCCAATCAATATGTTATGGCACGATGATAGTGCTAACCTTACTAACTTTTTGTTTCAAAAATACTTTGATTATTATTACTCTGATGCTAATCACGGAGTTGACACATCTCCACCAGTTACTGATCCTGCATACCTTAGAAACAACGGTTTAAATAGCTCATACGATAATGGCGAAGTTATGCGATATAAGTTTGGATTAGATCGTCCTAACAAGGCAGATAACTTTTTTACAAGTATTCAAATTTTTCAGTTACATACAAACGATTTAACACCAACATCAACAAGTTTTACATTGATTAATCCTATTATAGAATCTTGGGATCATGACGAAGTTAACAGTCAAGGATCTGAGTTTGCAACAAATCGAATGAGAATAAGTTACGAAGCAGTTATTATGGATGTAAATAGAACAGATATTGGAAATATACCTGCAGGATTTGGAGATTATAGATATGATCAAACTCCTAGTCCTTTAGGACAAGCAACTATAACAAGTTCAATAAATGGTAGAGATAATGCTTTATTAGGCAGTCAAAGTTTAGCTACAAACCAAAAACTTTTTGGATCTAATGTGGTTGTAAATGCATCTAATGTATTATCTAATCCAGGTCAAGCACCTAATATTGTAGAAAATGTTATAAGCAACACAGTTGCAAACTATATTTTTCCAAAAAATCAAGATGCACAAAATATAACATCTGCTATTATAAAAAGGTTTATTTAAATGAGTTACGAAAAAAATATTTCTCAAATAGATAGTGCTGGACAAACAAAAAGTTTTTTTTCTAACTATGGAAAAGATAGTATAAATTTTTCAAGCAATGATGTTGATGCAGTAATCTCTTTTTTTGAAAGCAAAGGGTTTGATAAACAAGCTAGTATAAGTACAGGAACTTTGGTACTAAGTCAAGCTAAAGCAGAAGGCAAACCAGTATTTGATTTACTAGAATCATTAAAAAATCTTGATAAAGTAAAACTGACAGGATTAGTTACTGCTATTTTAAATAATAATAGAAACAAAATAAGTGTTTTGGGATTTAAACAAGACAATGTTAATGTATCCTTTGAAGAAAGGAATATCATTGAGTAATGGCAAAATGGGCCCAAGGCAAATATAGTATTAAGAATCCTGAAAAGTATGTAGGTGGCAGAACTCCAACTTATAGAAGTAGTTGGGAGTTTGCATTTATGAAGTTTTGTGATGAACATCCTAGTGTTACTAAATGGGCAAGCGAAGCAATAAAAATACCATATAGAAATCCATTCACTGGAAAACAAACAATATATGTTCCTGATTTTTTTATTGCATATGTAGATGCTAATGGTAGGCAAAAAGCAGAACTTATTGAAGTAAAACCTAGTAATCAAATGACTATGGAAAACGCAGGCCGCAATCAAAAAAACAAAGCTCATGTATTATTAAATCATGCAAAATGGTCAGCAGCACATTCGTATTGCAAACAAAACAAAATTACATTTAGAGTAGTCACAGAACAAGATATTTTCCACAGCGGCACTAGGTAATGTAGATAAATAATACTAGCATATAATGGATATTATTATGACAAAAAAACTTGAAAATCTTTTTGATTTACCAGAAAATAAAAAAATAGTAGAAGAAAATAAAACTTCAAAAGTCTCAATGCCATCTGTAGAAGAAACATTTAGAGACATAAATGAACTAGATAAAATTTCTGCTGCATTACCTCAAGTAAAAGGGTTAGGTGAACTTGCTGATAAAGAATTAAACGAAGTTGCTGATAAAGCCATGCAGGCATACGAGGATCTAATGGATTTAGGTATGAATGTCGAAAGTCGTTATAGTGGTAGAGTATTTGAAGTTGCAGGAACTATGTTAAAAACTAATCTAGATGCCAAAGTTGCAAAACTAGATAAAAAATTAAAAATGGTTGAACTACAACTTAAAAAAGAAAAAATGGACAAAGATTCTGGCAGTACAGATGGATTTACTAGCGGAGAAGGGTTTGTAGTTACTGATAGAAACAGCTTGTTAGAACGTCTAAAAGGTATCGATAGTGATAAATAGTATATAATAGGATCCTTACAATGAAAAGTATTAAAGAGTTATTAACAGAATCGCATAGAACATATGCATGGAAAATTGGAGTAGCAGGTGACTACGGTAAAACATGCGAAGAACAAATTCGCAAGTGCATGGAAAAATGGAGTGTTGCAAGTTGGAGCAAAGCCAAAAAAACACCTATTCAAGAACGCCCATTAGATTTTCCACAGTTAGAAAATATTGATGTGTATTACTGGGATGCAGAAGTAAAATATCCAACAACAACTGATGCAATACAAGAATATATTGCACAATGCTGTGATGTACCTGCAAGCCATGTTATTGTAAGAAATCCTGAAGAGCCTCAAGAACTTTATCAAGAAAAGAAAGAGGACACTGAATACGAAACAATGCTAACACAAGAAGACATGGGCGGAGAAAGTGCTCAAGCAGATGTTGGCAGTACAAGAGTAATGGACTTGCTCAAAGAACTGGAAAAAGCCAAAAAAGAAGATGGCGATAAAGATTACAAAGCAGAAACACCTGCTGATGATAAAATGAACAACAAGGCTGTATTAAGCTAGGAGATTATTATGGATAATGCAATGTTAAACATCTTGAAAGGTTTCGACAATGTTGAGAAGAAAACATTGCAGGAATCAGCAATCGCAGAATGTCCTCCAATGGGAATGGATAACGGCATGGGCGCACAAGGTGGCGAAATCAGTATCAAGTTAGACGATACTGCACAAATGGCAAAAGTGCTAATGGCACTGCAAGCAATAACAAGCGGTAGTGTAAATAATGTGCAAGATGCACCTATGATGCCTGCTCCAGAAGAAAGTATTGAAGAAGATGCTGATCCTAAAGTTGCGTCAATGATTGCTAAGTTTGTAGACGAAATGGATACAGATATGATGTACTATGGCGAACCTGACGTTGCTAAAGTAGGTGCATTAATCAAACAAGGTAATATAGAGGATGCTGCCGGAGAAATGGCAGATGCTATGGCTGATCAAGATGGCGGCAGTGATAAGTTTGACATGATAATGCAGAGGGCTCAAGAATATATTGAAGATTATATGGGAGATATGGACGAAGCATATGCTAACGAGCCAGAAGAAGAATATATGGACACACCGGATATGCTTCCAAGCGGTGATGACTTGCATCGTCAAAAAGACATGAAAGCAATTCGTGTAAAAGATCCAGCTGTGGAAACAGCATCTATCAAAGATCGTTTATGGGCAGCTTTAAACGAAAAAAAGTCGACATGCAGTGAGTGTGGAAAGCCTAGCTACACTACACTGCCAGAAGAAAAACAAAAAGGCGTAGACGGCAAAGTATGCTGGAAAGGCTACAAGCGCATGGGCACCAAAATGAAAGGTGGCAAGCGTGTGGATAACTGCGTAAAAATGTAATTCCCCCAGAACTCAATAGCGCCCGCAGGCGCTATTTTTTTGAGTAAATACTTTATGAGTAAGTCATTAGACGGCGTATTAATAAAAAAAGCCAACAAACAAGAAACATTTACCGAAGATCAAGTACAAGATCTTCTTGCCTGTATGAATACCGATACTGGTTATTTGTACTTTGCAAAACATTTTGCAAACATACAACATCCTGTAAAAGGTAAACTACTTTTTGATCCCTATGATTATCAACTTGGATTATTAGAATCATATCATAGATATAGATTTAATATCAACATGATGCCGAGACAAACAGGTAAAACAACTTGTGCTAGTATCTATTTGTGTTGGTATGCAATGTTTAATCCAGATCAAACTATTCTTATTGCTGCTCACAAATACACAGGTGCTCAAGAAATCATGCAACGTATACGATATGTATATGAAACTTGTCCAGATTATATTAGAGCAGGTGTTACAAGTTACAACAAAGGTAGCATAGAGTTTGAAAATGGCTCACGTATTATAAGTCAAACAACAACGGGCAACACAGGACGTGGTTTGTCTATTTCGCTACTATACTGTGACGAGTTTGCGTTTGTGCAACCTAATATTGCGGAAGAGTTTTGGACTTCAATATCACCTACACTAGCAACTGGTGGTCGTGCTATTATTACAAGTACACCTAACTCTGATGAGGATACATTTGCAACTATATGGAAGCAAGCTGAAGACAAATTTGACGAATATGGTAATGAAAATGAAGTTGGCATAAATGGCTTTCATTCATTTAGAGCAGATTGGTGGCAACATCCTGATCGAGACGAAAAATGGAAAAAGGAAGAAATTGGACGCATCGGCGAAGAAAAGTTTAGACGTGAATACGGTTGTGAGTTTTTAGTTTATGATGAAACTTTGATTAATAGTTTAAAACTTGCTGTCTTGGAAGGAGTATCTCCTTTAATAAGTCATGGACAAACAAGATGGTATAAAAAACCAAATCCTAAGTATAACTATGCAGTTGCACTAGACCCTAGTATGGGCACCGGTGGCGATTTTTCTGCAATACAAGTTATAGAATTGCCTACATACGAACAAGTTGCTGAGTGGCAACATAACACAACAGGTATACCAGGACAAGTAAGAGTACTAAGAGATATATGCAAGTATCTTAGAGATGAGCGTGGTAGTGACAACGGCTTATATTGGAGTGTAGAAAACAATGGACTAGGTGAAGCTGCACTTATTGTTATTAATGATTTTGGCGAAGAAAATATACCTGGTATGTTTATAAGTGAACCAATGCGAAAAGGACATGTTCGTAAATTCCGCAAAGGATTTAATACAACACATAGTAGTAAAGTGACTGCATGTGCAAGACTTAAAACTATGGTAGAAAACGATAAAATGGTTATTAGAAGTAAACCACTTATTTCTGAACTTAAAGGTTTTGTTGCAACAGGAAGTAGTTACCAAGCAAAGCCCGGTGCTCACGACGATTTAATAAGTGCTGTTCTATTAGCATTAAGGATGATTAGTGTTATGAAAGATTGGGATCCAAAAATATATAATACTTTTGTTCAGATTGAAGCCGAAGATAGTTACGATATGCCAATGCCTATCTTTGTAAGTAGTAATTATTGATAAATAACTATATGAATAAGTTTGACGTAATATCAAGAGATCTTTTTAACAAGATTAGAGGACGCTTTGAAAGCGTAACAATTGGTGATGAAAATGGACAGGTTACAAATGTTCCAGAAGAAGCTAGATACTTTGATTTTGATTTTGTTGCAGACAGTGTATCATTAGGAAAAGTTAGTGTTAGTTTAGATCCAAAAGAAGGATTAGCTGTTATTGTAGCTAGAGATTTTGTAGATAATCAAGCAGAAAGCTCTCAAGACAACTGGTATAACTTTTTAAAAGAACTTAGATTCTTTGCAAAAAAAAGAATGTTAAAGTTTGATGTAAGAGATATAAACAAATCAAACTTATCAAAAAGAGATTACAACTATCTATCAACAAATCGCAACGAGGAAAATCCTATGGCAGAATCAAAAATTTATGGTACAAATAAAACTAGTTTTCAAAAAATAGGCAATGCAAAAGTTACAATAAAACATTCTGCACCTATTGGAGAAGGCGAAAATAGATTAAAAAATATTTCATCTATATTTGTAGAAACCCCAGAAGGTGAAAAGTTTAAATATCCAGTAAAACATTTACAAGGTGCTAGAGCATTAGCTTTACATGTAAGTGAAGGTGGTCATGCGTTTGATGATTTTGGTAGATATATTACAGGATTAAGCGAAGAGCTTGCAAGTTTAGGAAAATTCAAAACATATATGAATCGCAAAAGTGTTATGGCAGAAGCATTAAGCGAGTATATGGATATTGTAAATAACAGAGTAAAAGACGTAAAAAAAGAAATTGCAAACCTACAAAAATATACTTACTACAAAGAAACATTTGAAAACTTTGTTTCACCAGTATTAGAAGATGTACCAACAGACATTGAAGATGCATGGGTAGAACAACTTACAGTTAAACAGTTTAACGAAGAACTAAAAGATGTGTTTCCATACATATATAACTTGATAGGCAACGGCATAATAGAAGAAATAGGCCCTGACAACTTGAATATACAAAGTATAGAAAAAAAGAAAAATACAACATTTAATAACATCGAAGAAACATTAAATGATATGTTTGAAACAGCAATAGAAAAGTTAATGGGACAGTTTTCAGACATAAACGAAGGACATATGGCAGGATATCAAAACTATCATTGCAAAGATTGTGGATGCCAAATGCATAACTGTAAAGAAGGTTGCGATTGTCCACACGATTCACATGATGAAACAGGATCGTGGTGGGTTGACAAAAATGGCAACGGAGTACCTGATGCACTTGAATCAGACGACGACACAATGGATGTAAAAGTAGGCCCACAAGGCATGGAACCAATGGATCAACCACAACAACCAAAAAAAGAAAAAACACCAATCGGAGAGTTCATTCTATCTTACTTTGATAGAGAAAACGGAACATTTCCTAAAGGCGAAACAGCAGTTCTTACTATGGTAGAAAAAGATTATGGTCCGCAATATGTAGAACCAGCTGCTAAGTTTATGCAAAAAGTAGAATCAATGGTTGCGCAACGTCAGGCTGAAGAAATAGCACAATCAAGATATCCAGAAACAGAACGAGTAAAGGCATTAGCGGGCTTATCATAAACAAATAGATAAGCCCCCTTTTTACATGTATGCTGGTAGTAAAATTCCCTATTCTTACAGTGCGCTAAAACAAGCGTTAAAAAACAATGATTTAGTTTTATTTAAAATAACAAAAAAAAGATTTTTAGACAATATACCTAACAAATGGACACCTAAACGGCATCGGTTTGATGTTCTTACAGCATTAGCTGCTCAAATAGAAAACAATTTAATAAATCACGATTATCATGAAAAAACTATAGATAATAGAAGCGGCACTTGGGTTGATGACGATCCATTATGGCAAATATCAAAGTTACATTATTTTTTTCATACGCAAGTTAATGAGTATTATTCTCCTATAACAATTTCTCCAAATCATTCAATGCTTGATATACATCCGGGGTTTTTTAGAATGGCAATGCTCGATTATCAAAGAGATAACTGTTTACTTACATTTTTACTAGATGCGAACAAGTGTTTAGAAAGTACACCAAGTCTGTTTGACACATATTGTACTTTAACAAAAATGCATTTTTTTCACAATACACCTCAAGAAAAATGGGAAAAACTTATGAATATTGACAAGCTAGGAAAGGTTACTATAACATATACACAGCCGGGTATTAACTTTGTTACAAATAGAGCTATGCAACCGGAATATAAAAAAGTTTGGAACTTATCATATCACAAGAATGAAAAACTTTTTACAATCAATAGACAACCTTTTGTAAAATTTGATAAAAATGAAAAAGATTGGAAATTCTTGTTGACAAGATAAATAATATTGTGTAGTATAATAAACATGTGCTACACATAAAAGGCACATAGAACATAGGCAATATAAGGAGGCATAACTATGGCATCATTAGCAGAAATCAGAGCAAAGCTCAAAGAACAAGAAAATCGTACAGCTGGTACAAGCACCGGCGGCGGCGATAACGCAATTTACCCATTTTGGAATATGAAAGAAGGCGATACAGCAACGTTACGCTTTTTGCCTGACGGCGACGATTCAAACACTTTCTTTTGGAAAGAACGTTTGATGATTAAACTTCCATTTGCTGGTGTGAAAGGTGAAACAGATTCACGTCCAGTACAAGTACAAGTTCCATGCATGGAAATGTATGGCGAATCATGTCCAATCCTTTCAGAGGTGCGTGGCTGGTTCAAAGATCCAAGTCTAGAAGATATGGGTCGTAAGTATTGGAAAAAACGTTCTTACATCTTCCAAGGCTTTGTTGTTGATGATCCACTAAAAGAAGATTCACAACCAGAGAATCCAATTCGTAGATTCATTATTGGTCCACAAATCTTCCAACTAATCAAAGCAGCACTTATGGATCCAGACATGGAAGAACTACCAACAGATTATACTGCGGGTGTTGATTTCCGTTTGTCAAAAGGTTCCAAAGGTGGTTACGCAGACTACGGCGCAAGTAACTGGGCTCGTAGAGAGCGTCCACTAGGTGACGCAGAGATGTCAGCAGTTAACAATCATGGATTGTTTAACTTAAATGACTTCCTACCTAAAAAGCCAGGCGAAGTAGAACTAAAAGTTCTTACTGAAATGTTTGAAGCAAGTGTAGATGGTGAAGCATATGATTCTGATCGTTGGAGTCAATACTTCCGCCCAGCAGGTATGCAAGCAAAAACTGGTGATCCAGTAGCAGCATCAACGCCGACACCTGCTCCGCAATCAGCAGCACCTGCACCTGCTCCTGCTCCAGCAGCAGTTGAAGATGATATTCCTTTTAAATCAAACGAAGAAGCAGCGGCAGAAGCAGCGCCAGCCGGTGGTGCACAAGACATTCTTGCAATGATCAGAGCACGCCAAAATCAATAATAGAAAGGGCTTCGGCCCTTTCCTTTGCTTTTTAGAATAGGAGATATGTATGGCTACTAAAGCATTCGATCCTTCAAAGTTTCGAAACTCATTAACAAAATCTATTAAAGGTATGAGTGCAGGCTTTAATGATCCACAAGATTGGATCAGCACAGGCAACTATGCACTTAACTATCTACTCAGCGGTAATTTCCGCAAAGGTGTTCCACTAGGCAAAGTAAGTGTATTTGCAGGCGAATCTGGTGCAGGTAAATCTTACATTGTGTCTGGTAACATTGTAAAGTCAGCACAAGAACAAGGTATCTTTGTTGTGCTTATTGACAGTGAAAATGCATTAGACCAAACATGGCTAGAAGCATTAGGTGTTGATTGTAGTGACGATAAGTTACTTAAACTTAACATGGCAATGATTGACGATGTTGCTAAAACTATTAGTACGTTCATGGATGATTATCGTTCTATGGATGAAGCAGATCGTCCTAAAGTATTGTTTGTAGTTGACTCATTAGGTATGCTTATGTCACCAACTGAAGTTAATCAGTTTGAAGCAGGTGACATGAAAGGTGACATGGGTCGTAAGGCTAAGGCACTAAAAGCACTTGTAACTAACTGTGTTAATATGTTTGGTTCATACAACGTAGGTATGTGTGTTACTAACCACACATATGCATCGCAAGATATGTTTGATCCTGACGATAAGATTTCAGGTGGCAGTGGCTTTGTGTATGCAAGTTCTATGGTTGTAGCAATGAAAAAACTAAAACTAAAAGAAGATGCAGAAGGCAACAAAACCAGCACAGTAAATGGTATTAGAGCAGCGTGTAAAGTTATGAAAACACGTTATGCTAAACCATTTGAAGCAGTACAAGTTAAGATTCCGTATGAAACAGGAATGGATCCATATTCAGGTATGTTTGATTTGTTAGAAGCAAAAGGATTACTTGAAAAACAAGGCAATCGCTACAAGTATATTGATAGCGATGGAAATGAAACACTAGAATATCGTAAGAACTGGACAGGTGAACTACTCGAAATGATCATGGCCGATTTACCGGCAAAAGAAG